TATGTGGTTTTTCAGGCAAGTAGGGGCAGCGGTTTTTGATGGATTTAGCGGAGGCCTAAACGTAACGAATATTATCAGCGCAATGGACGGATTTGGAATACCTCAAAGAGATAGAGCTTGGATGCTAAAACAGGTTAGCGTTTTCGTGGAAAAGCGATATGGGAAACAAAGTTGAAATACAAATAATTGGCGAAGACAAGGCCAGTGCTGTCCTAAAACAAGTAACGGCTGTATTCGATAAGACCACGAAGGGCGTGTCTACTGGCACAACAGGGATGAGTCGTGCCTGGATAGGTTTTACCGATGGCCTGAAAAAGGGTGAGACCGCCATCAATAATACCATCAAACGTTTAACGTCCATGCAAGGGCTGTTGGTGACAATGGCCGGAGGTTACGGCCTTGTGAGGCTTGGTAAGACTGCTTTGGATGTTGCATCCTCTTTTGAGCAGATGGAAGTGAAACTAAATGCTCTAACCCGTGGGCGCGGCAAGGAAACATTAGACGCCCTAAATGAATGGGCACTCGAAATGCCCGTGAATACCCGAAAAACTGTTGATACATTCGCCATGATGAAGGCCATGGGTCTTGATCCCACCATTGCATCTTTGCAGACCCTTGTTGACGTTGCTGTATTGTTTGGTGAGGATGCCATGCCTCGTGTTGCCAGGGCATTGGGCCAAATGCAAGCATTAGGTAGATTATCGGCTGAAGAACTAAATCAGCTTAGCGAAGTCGGTATTAATGCCAGAAAATATGTGACTGAGGCCTTTGGTAAGACCGTTGAAGAATTGCAAAAAATGAATGTGCCAATCCAGAACATTATCTCAGTTATTTGGAAAGGGCTTGCAACAGACTTCGGAGGGGCAGCAAAGGAAGCCCAAAGAAATTGGCAGGGCCTGCTTACCACTACCCAAAGCTATTTTGAAGAAATCGTCAAACAAGTCATGGAAGCAGGCGTATTTGATGAACTAAAAAATCAGCTGATCAACATCAATAATGAAATGAAAACATGGATTGATAACAATCGAGAACTTATAAGAATCAAAGTGCCCGAGTATGTGGAAAAGATTAAAAATGTTTTGCAGACGATATGGGATATTATCTCGTATGACCCTGCCATTATTGAATGGGGTCTCATAGGTCTTGCTATCGGCGGCAAAAAATGGGCCATTATTGCTGGCGGCATAGCACATATGGCAACCTGGGCGGAAAATCTTGGAAAAGCCTTGGGGATGGTTGCAGGCGGAGTTTTAAGCATCAAAGATGTGGCGGGTGCGAATTTCAAAGAGCTTGAAGAGCTTGTCAGAAGAGGTGAGGAAATCATGCAGGGGCCTTTTTTTAGGGGCAAAATACCGGCAAGGCCAAAAGGCGTTGGAGACCTCCCTGCTCCTGTTCCTTTACCGCCTCCCGGATTGCCAGAAGGCTATGAAAAGTTATTTAAACAGTTGCAAGAGAAATATCACGAGTTACAAAACGAACTTACTTTACTTGACTATGAAGGCTGGGAGAAACGACGGCAACAAGTGTATTTGTGGGCAAAAGATACTGAAGAAAAACTCAAGGCTACTGGCATGTGGACCAAAGATGTGCAAAAGCTTGTGGCCGACATAGGTGCTAAAGAGCTTAAAATTATAGACGTTCAGAGGTGGCAGGAACAGCTAAAAGAATGGAAAGATGCCTGGACTGCCTATGCAGATAGTTTTGAGGTTGGCATAGATAACCTAGCCTTAAAAGTAGATGACTGGACAGATCGAATGAGCGATGCCTTCAAAGGATGGGCAAGCAATTTTTCAAACATGTTGACAGATGTCCTTTGGGATTCAGAATCTACTTTTTCTGACATCGTTAAGGCCTTTGCCAAAATGATAACCCAAATGTGGATTCAGTGGGCGATTGCAGAGCCGTTGATGGGAATGTTTGGTGGTTGGTTCAAAGACTTTTTTAAGTCAGGAAAGGGCAACGTTTTTGATTCTGGCAATGTACAGCCTATGGCTGCCGGTGCGATTATAAAAAAACCAACTATTTTTCCAATGGCTTCGGGGGATGTGGGGCTCATGGGGGAGGCAGGACCGGAGGCCATTATGCCCCTAGTGCGTCTTCCCGGAGGAGCTTTAGGTGTCAGGGCAAAAATTGAAGGCGCGTCAAGCCAAAGAGGCTCTACTAGAATCGAACTAATCAACAAAAGCGGAATACCGCTTGAGGCTACGGAAAGCAGAGTATCATTCAACGCTGATGAGCATATCGTTCAAGTGTGGCTGGACTCATACCGCAGAAACCGCTTCGGACTCAGGGAGGCATTGGGGGTATAAAAGATGTCCAACTGGCCCGATATTATAAATCCGGATGAAAATCTTTTTCACGAATGGCCAGTCAAAGAGATTTTACGAACGCCATTTGAGGCGGGGTATGTCCAAACGAGACCACAATTTACCCGCATGAGACGCCAATTTAGTCTTGGCTGGTCTGCTCTGCCAAATAGCGATTGGCTGGCTCTAATTGAGCATTTTGATGATAATGCAGGCGCCGCCTTTAACTGGTTACATCCTATTACAGCTACATCATATTCTACTCTGTATTCCGAAGGAAAATTGCCAAAAGCAATCCCTTCCGGTTTTCTAAATGGAACTTATTGCTATAGGGTAGAGGGATTATTACTAGAAGAGCAATGATACAATGCCGACAATCCTTAGCAGTGCAGCAATTCTTGAAAAGAACCGCCTTGACAGTTCCGAACCCTGGATTCTACTCCTTGATATCTGGCTAGTAGGTGCAGGGGCATCAATACCCGTATGCGCGAATAACGAGAACGTCACGTGGCCATCTGCCGGCGGCACCGAATACGTTGCAATGCCGTTCGAGATGGATGATATCGAGGAGGAAGGCAAGGCCTACATGGAAGTGGAGCTGCGGGTAGGCAATGTCAGCCGAGTGATGGAGGCATACATGGAGGCAGACCCGAACGGGGGCGTGGGCGCCACCGTGATTTTAAGGGTTGTTCATGCCGCGCACCTGGATCTTACGGATCCGGAGATTATGTATACGCTCAAGTGCTTGGATGCATACGCAGATTCCATATGGGCGCATTTTGTCCTGGGATCGGATGTGCCCTGGCAGCGGAGATTCCCTAGGGGCCGGATAGATCCTAACTATTGCCGATATAAGCGATTTGGCGGTCCGAGGTGTCAGTACGTCGGAGTGGAGACAGAGTGCGACAGGACCCTTACTCGATGTAGAGAGCTGATAAATTCTAATAGATTTGGGGGATTTCCAGGCGCCAGGTCGTCAGAGGAGATATGAAATACACGAAATACCATAGGATTCCGTATTTAGAAGGCGGGGCATCTTTTCAAGGCGTAGACTGCTGGGGCCTCGTGCGGTTGTTCTGGAGAGAAGAGTTTGGAATAGATTTGCCGGATTATGGTGTCACCATGGATGATGAGAATGAAGTTGTTGAGGCCATTTCAAAGAATAAAGATGCCTACGTCCAAGTCTGCGGTTCTATGGTGAAAGATGGCAGAGTAATATCAACTCGACCCCCATATCCATCAATAGTTTTGTTGTATCACGGTCCGGCTCACGTCCTCAGTCATGTAGGGGTTTACATCGGTAATAGACAGATGATTCATGTTCAAAGCGGCATTGGATCGTATATTCAAAAGCTGGACAATTTCTATTGGGCGCGTAAGGTGGAGGGGTTTTATGCTCCCAGTTCCATGTGATGTTTCACTGAAAGTTGGGCATCACCCATTTCGGCCTCGTGAGTTTGCGAAATATCATGTTCCGTGGTCTGGGAATATTCCTGCCTATTATCTGGCTTTTGCTAACCCCCGATCTGGTATAGATTGGGTTTGCCTGGTGAATGGACGAGCAGTCGATCCGTACAAGCCAGCATTCAGTCTCTGTCCCTTTAGCAAGATTGCTTTCCATCCACGGTTGGCAAGAGGCGGCAAGCCAATTATCAGCATCTTGATGTCTCTTGCCGGCATGATAGCAATCCCGTATCTGTCTCCCGCCATCGCCGCTTCCGGGTGGTTCAAGGCCTTGGCACTCACTGGGAAGATGGCTGAGCTGGTGCCGAAACTCATTGCTGGGGGGACTGTTTTTTTGGGCCAGATGTTTGTTAATGCCATTTTGCCTGTCCCCCGGCCTGATGTGCCGGAGTTGGGTGCTGGCAGCCCCACTTATTCCTGGTCGGCACAGGGAAACATTGCTCTTGCGGGCACGCCCTGCCCCGCCATGTACGGAACCCATCGAGTCAAGCCCCCCCGCATAGGCCGCTACATCAGTCAGGCGGATGATAGGCTGTACCTGAACATGTTGTACCTCGTGGCCGAGCATCCTGTGAATTCGATCTACGATGTCCGGGTTAATAAGACAGATGTTGGCGATTTTGCTGATACCAAGATTCAGATACGGCTCGGAGGCCTCCAGCAATCAGCTATCGAGTGGTTTGAGGATACTTTCTATGAGATCCCAGTGGGGATCGAAATTCCGAAGGCTGAGCAGAACATAACTGATAAGTACTTCGTGCAACTCCCCGAAGGTGTTGAAAAAGGGCCGGTTACTGGAGCTAGGGTTGATACAACTTGTATTACCAGCTTTTGGTTTGGAATAGTTGGCTATACGTACCATATTATAGTAGGTGGAGAGCTAGGGTATTGGCCGGTTGATGTTGCAGCCGATTATACAGTTAGATGTTCCATCAAAAAGGTGGGTGATCCCTCCTGGACTACCAAAGACATCACAGAGAGATCGACTGGACGCGTAACCAAATATTTCAGGACCGTGTTTCGTAGTTTACTATCCGGTCAATATCAGGTGAAAATGCTCTTAGTTAGTGTGGTTCCTGTTGATCCCCCAGCTGATGGTGTATTGGCCGCCTCCCCTGAATTTTGGTGGGAAGGCATCAGCACTAATGATTTTCAGACCTCTGCGGTTGCAGACATTAACCGGAACGATTTTGACAGGTTGGTGGTTTGGGTCTCTTTTCCTTCTGGCCTGTTTTATTACAATGATGACAGTTCTCCCGGTCCCATGACAGTCAAGATTCGAGCCGAGGTCCGGGCGGATTCCGATCCCGCCGGGGAATGGGTAGGGATAACACGCACGATCACGGAAGCCAAGAACGAGCCCTTCCAGCGCAACATAGTGTTTGAGGACCTCCCGCGCGATTATTATACGGTCCAGGTATTTTTTGAAGAGACCCCGCCATCCGGATCTCGTTACGTTTGTAGGGCTGTATTTGATAGGATTCAGCTTGTCACCAAAGATGATTTTGCTTATCCCGGCGCTTCGCTTCTTGCCGTGAAAGCCCTGGCCTCGGAGCATCTGAGCGGATCGGACCCTGTCGTGGACTGCATGGTGGCACGGGATTATGTGCCTGTATTCAATGGAACAGAAGCAGACATTGAGGGTATTTCCTTGGCGGCTACGCCGGTCTTTACCTGGACCGGCCATCCTCTCCAGGTAGGCGATTATGTGCGGATGGAGGATATCACACAGGCGAAATGGACCGTGTTCATGGGGTGGAGCTGGAAGGTAGCCACGATTGACACAAATACATTCACAGTGGAAGGGGCGCCAGATACATCTGGTTTCGGGGCCTATGTTCCAGGAACCGATCCAGGTAAATTCAGTCGCTGGATCCCAAAATTAGCTTCTAATCCTGCCTGGCAGAGCTATGATATGCACACCAATGATCAATGTGGACACGGGGTAGACAAAGACCGGATGATCCTGCTTGACTTTCAGGACTGGGCCGATTGGTGTGATGATTCAGAAGCTTATCGCTCCCTGACTGGCGAGTACATATTCCGCTCGCATCTCTACATGGATGTATCCAAGCAAATGGGCGACTGGCTCTCTCATTCTGCCCTTTTGGGCTGGGGGACCATCTGCCAGAAAGGATCAGACATAGGGGTCTTGATCGATAAGCCCCAAGAAGCCTCCCAGATGTTCGACATGGGGAACATCAAATCGGGCTCTTTCAAGATCCGGTACATGCGACAGGAGAACCGCACCAACTGGGTGGAAGCCACGTATTATGACAAGAATCGCGATTATACTCGCCGCATGGTCCCGGTGCCCAGACAGGATTACGTGGAAGGAGACCCAGATCAAGTTTACCTGCCTACCCAGATTGATATGAAAGGATGCATTGACCGCACATTGGCCGGATATCACTCGGCCCATCTGTTGGCAGGAAACCAGCTGATCAAGAAGATAGTCGAGTTT